GCTCTCGAAGCGCTTGTTGCTCAAGATAGTGTACTCATCGGCGCAGATAGTGAGGGCGCCAGCACCGCGAACGGCTGACGAGTGGGCTGACGAAAACCGCGTTCTACCCGTAGGGTCCGCCGAGCCCGGTCAATGGCGCTCGGCTCGTAACCCATACATGATCGCTATTGTGCGGGCATTCGCCAAGCCACTTGTCAGGCGCATCATATTCATCATGGGCAGCCAGATGGGTAAAGCTCTCCATGAGGATACCCAGATACCTACTCCCCGAGGATGGACCACAATGGGCGCGATTCAAATAGGGGATAAAGTGTTTGGGGTGGATGGTAAACCGGCGCTAGTGATCTCAAAGTCCGAGATGCAATATGGGCGGAAGTGCTATCGTGTCCACTTCTCGGATAGGACCTCAATTGTGGCAGACGCTGAACATCTGTGGGAGGTAGATGAGAGCGTTCGAGTTCGTAAGCCTACGGATCATCGAATCAAAGTTCGCAGGGTATTGACCACGGCAGATATGGTTGTGGATGTCAAACGCCGAAACAATTCCAAGTATTCGATAGGGGTAGCGGCAACCCTTAGTTCGCCAGAAGCCAGGCTCAGCATAGAACCGTATGCCTTGGGGGTGTGGCTAGGGGATGGTACGGCCCGAGCGAACACAATAACGGTTCATGCGGGGGATTCAGGGATACTGGATGCGTTGGCCCTGAGAGGAACGACTATAGGCCGGCAACATCTGAAACCGGGTACAGAGGTCTACACCGTTGCTCTCGACACACATATACCGGGAGCGCCGCGGGCTCGATGCTTTACAGCAAGAATTAAGGCTCTCGACGTGTACCGCAACAAACACATACCCATGCAGTATCTTAGGGCCTCACACGAGCAAAGGGTGGCATTACTCAATGGTCTCATGGACACGGATGGCTGGGCAGAGAAGAGCCCCAATGCTCCCTGCCGAATCGGCCTGTCTAACAAAAGACTGGCTATGGATGTCGTAGAACTAATTCGTACTCTCGGGATGAAGCCGACGTATCGGATCAAAAAAACGTCGGCAGCGGATTCCTATTCGATCTCCTTCAAAGCAGTCCATGATTTCCCTATATTCCAGTTAGCACGAAAGCAGGAACGAGTACGAGTGACAGCGGGTGCAAGGGCTGCGGAAGTAAAACGCCGTGAGATTGTACAGATTGAACCCATAGATTCTGTGCCAGTGGCTTGTATAGGCGTTGATGCCCCTAGGAGCTTGTATCTCGCTGGGGAGGGCCTGGTACCCACACATAACTCGGTCAGCATGCAGAACATCATTGGCCAGCGGTTGGACGATGACCCGGCGCCGATCATCTATGTGGGACCCACTCAGTCGAACATTGATTCCGTGGTGGAGCCCAAGATCGTGGACATGTTCAGACACTGCCCGTCTCTGTGGGATAAATTAGCCAAAGGGCAGAAGTCCACCAAGCACCATAAACGAGTCTCTGGCGTATCCCTGCGTCTTGCCTGGGCAGGCTCCGCGACCGAGCTGGCCTCTGACTCCGCAGCCCTTGCCCTAGTCGATGAGCTGGACCGCATGGAGCAGGATGTCGGGGGCGAGGGTTCGCCGGTCGAGCTGGCAGAGGCGCGTACTTCTGTTTTTGCCGATGGCAAGATCGGAGTCACCTCGACACCCACAGAGGGCAACGTGGAGTCCAAGATCCACGAGGCCACAGGACTGCAGCACTGGACGGTGTCGGACATGATCGTGTCTCCCGTGTGGAGGCTGTGGCAGGAAGGCAGCCGACATGAGTGGGCTGTCCCGTGTTCCGAATGCTTCGAGTATTTCATCCCGCGCATGAACCTCCTGTGGTGGCCCAAGGGCTCGACACCCGAGCAGGCCGAGAAGAAAGCCCGATTGAATTGCCCACATTGCGGTGGCCAGAACAAGGACAAGAGCACGACCTGGATGAACCGGTTCGGAGTGTTCGTTGCACCAGGACAAAAGCCTGCCAAGTGGAGCAAGCGCAAAAAGCAGATACTGATCCAGGACCACAACTCTCACGAAGAGGAAATGATACCGTTCAATGGCTACATGGCCACGGGGTTGTCGAACGAATCATTCTGGGTTTCCGGCATCATGTCATTCAGCCCTAAGAAGTCGTTAGGGTTCCTGGCAGCCAAGTTCATCACAGCGACCAAGTCTGGTGAGCCTGAGCGCATTCAGGGTGTAATCAATACTGATTTTGGTGAGTTATTCCGCATCAGTGGCGAGGCGCCGAAGTGGGAAAAAGGTGGAAACCTGCAAGGCTAACTATCTGTCGAGCACTGTGCCTGACAAAGTGGTGCGCCTGGTCGCTGCAGTCGATGTGCAAAAGAACCGGTTAGTCTACGTGGTTCGGGGCTTTGGTGAAGGACTGGAGAGCTGGCAAGTCGAGCGGGGTGAATTGTGGGGTGAAACAGATAAGGCAGACGTGTGGCGCCAGCTTGAGGATCTGCTGGAAACGGAGTGGGATGACAAGATGATCGCCAAGGTGGCCATTGATTCCGGGTACCGTCCAGAGCCGGTCTATGCTTTTTGTCGGAAACATCGTACAGTGGCCATAGCGGTAAAAGGACATGACAGTCTTGACAAACCGTACTATGCTAGCACTATTGACGTGACCATACGCGGTAAGACGTTCAAGGGCGGCTTGCAGCTTTGGCACTACAGCGCGGATATTATGAAGAGCTGGGTGCATTCCCAGATCGCGTGGGACGAAGAGAATGGCGAGGCCTGTACCTGGCATCTCCCGTCCGACGTTGATGAGGATTACTGTAAACAGATCGTAGCGGAGCAACGGGCGCAAAAACCCAGTGGCAAAGTGATCTGGATACAAACGGCTAAAGATAACCATTTCCTCGATTGCGAGGCACTGGCGTACATGGCCATACGGGTCGCGGGCGGTGTAGGTGCTGTGACCAAACGCAAACCGAAGCCAAAGACGGCAGAGGAAAAAGAAGTCCAACAATCTAAACAATTCGTGCGCCGGAGCCGTTCTCGCGGGAACAAGGGCTCGTGGATGCGAAGGAGATGACATGCGGAAGTGGCTATTGATCCTGTTACTGATTCCCTCCATAGCTGGTGCGATAGATATTGTCCGGCAAGGAGATTTGGTTGTAGTAAAAGCCAATTGTTTCGCTTTTAATCTGACCACGATTAACCAGAAAATCCCCGAAGGTGTCACGACACTAAACCAGATGGCGTTAATATTCGCCTCAAGTCTGCGAGATTTAACCCCAGAAGAGCAGGCTATTTGTACCGGCACTGCTGCTCTCCCACCACCTCCACCACCTATGTGGAAAGTGGCTAACAACCCATCGAGCACGTCTATCCCTAAGACACGACCCTACTATGAACTACTTGACGCAATAACACATTCACGTTCGTCTAAGCGCGGCACAGTTCCAGTAGGCGATCCGTGCGAGCAAGGCGATGCTACTTATCATAAACAAGTTTATTCAACTACGGCATGGCGTTACCTGGCTGGTCAAACTAAGTATGTGGTATTGTGTGAATACAAGTGACATCAGAATAGCGAGTTACTACGCTTTAAGAAGCTGGGGCTATACGAGGGACGAGGCCGAGCAGGAAGGCAGAATAGCCTTATGGAAGTTAGGAAGAGATATTAATAAGGCTTTTCTTGTTAAGATGTTAACGAGGAAAGAGATAGACAAGAAGCGACGCTTAAAAAATAAAAGCTCAATCCACTGTCAGTTTGAAGACTATGATTATCCAGTAGAGATGGAGCTTGAGGACTTTGGTAGAATAATTAAAAATCTACCCGAAGACAGACAGGAATTATTAACGATGACTTTTTATTTTGGGTTCTCGGGACAAGAGATAGCAGATTATTTTAATATCTCAAAAGGTACGGTGAAGTCCAGGATTAACAGAGCTTGCAAGAAACTAAGGAACTGAAATGGCAAAGTATGACGAACTCCACGCCCTAGCGGGCGATAACGCTCTTCTTGATAAGATAGCAGTTGCTATTTCAATCAAGGCAGACGCTATTTTAAACGATGGCACAGCAACGGCAGAGCAAAAAGCATGGGCTAAATCTGCCTTTACTAACCCTCAAGGTCAGGCCAAAGCCTTTCAGAACGCTGTATTAGCCGCTAACAAGGATGCATCGGTAGCCCAGATTGAGGGCGCTACCGATGCAGACATTCAAACAGCGGTAGATGCTGCTGTAAGCATATTCGAGGTGTAAGATGGCTACATACAGTTGGAATGCTTTTACTGACAGAGGCAATCTTTTAAGCACTTCTTTCGACAGCAAGGCTGACGGTGCTGCGATTGTCCTCGGAACGGAGCTGGATAACGCAACTAATCTGGATACTCATGCCATTATCGAAGTCAATTTAGGCTCTTTAAATCCCACGGGAGTTCCTTATATCGAGCTTTACATGGTTAAAGCTCCCGACGGAACGAACTATGAGGAAACTCCTGTTATCGGCGGAAC